TGAACTGGTCTTTTTCAACCGTTATGTATTTGTCAGTAACTTCGATAACTTTTAAGAATTTTGTGTCGCGGAAGCATATTTTATCTCCACGCCTTATTTCATTTTTGCTGAACATATTACTACCTCAAAAATAATAGGGCTGTCGGTGCTATACCTCCTAGAGGGCTTCATTACTCTACCGACTGTATTAAGTTCCTTGCTGCAACACCCTAGTTATTATTTATCTGTTAATTATTTTCATTGCATCTTCAACGCTCCGAGCAATTCCTGCAAGTGCGCCGTTTTTACGCATTGTTTCTAAAAAATTGATTTGATCAGGTCTTACTCGACTTGTTTCACTTTTTACTTCAATATAAAATACTTGACCGTCTGGGCGAAATCCGTACAAATCCGCATGACCTTTTGGCAATCCTGTATCAAACCAACGGCCGTCAATCGTTTGTACTTTCCCAACATTACTGCGAAATATTTTATTTCCAGCTTGCGATACTGCAAGCATTATTTCTGACTGGACTTGATGTTCTGACTTCATAATTTTAGTACGGTTACATTGGTTACACTCTAAACACAGTCATACCAAGCTTTGTAAACATGTAACTGTTGTAACCGCCGTTTCATACTCCTTTTTATTTATATATTTATTCTTTTTATTTACTATTTCTTATATTTAATAGTTACAATAGTTACAAAGTAATAAGAATATAGATAAATAAAGGGTTTAGCCTTGTAACCGTTCCTAAAAAGTACGGTTACAAGTCGGTTACTCCAGTTACAACTTACAAAAACATTTTGTAGGTTTTTCTTTATCTTCACTATCCCAACGAAAACCAATATAATAATTCGGGATATCTTCACTTGGCATGAATTCTTTCGGGCGAACCAATTTTTTCTCCCATTCCTTAGATACATGTTTCGGAACTTCTAATTCAAACTGTCTTTTAGCTAATGCTGTATAACCAGAATCTCTACACCACTCTTGATAGAGCCACCATAAGAAACGAACGGGTAAGACACTTGATTTAAATTGAGGAAACCACTCATTGACAAATTCAATAATTGAGTTGTTCTTTTCTTTGAACTCCTGCATCATCACCTTTGTTGCTTGCGGTTCATCAAATCGTTCAAAGTTTAATTCAATTGCTTTTTTTAAAACGTATTGAAGAACTTCTTCACGGAAAATGTAATCATCTTTGATTGCCCAATTATCGTCCTTGGCAGAAAATGTTTTTCTAAAAGGAATAATTAAGAAACGTCGATAGGTTCCGTTTGTTTTATTTCTGACTTTAGGCAATCCGTTTGTAGATTGAATGACCGTCTTTTTATAAAACGAAACATAAGGTTGTTTCCCTTTTTCTTCCACAAATACAGGCTCACCAGTGACTACACTATTAAAGTTTGAACTGTCATCAATATATAATCCTGCTTGAACATCATCTCCGATAATCACAGTCTTACCTTCAATCATTGAAAGGGTGAACCGTTCAGAAAATTGATTGATTTTCAAACTCGCTACATTTTGCAATCCAACTAAATTACTAATTAATTGTTGTAAAGTTCCCTTACCGTCATTTCCTTCACCGACAAACCAAATAGACTTACGATAAGAGTAATTCCCGTTTAAACTTGCTGAGATGACCTGCCATAACAATTTAACAAGTTCTTCGTCTCTACTCATTAAATCAAGTAACCAGTCGTCTACATTCCAACCGTTGATATTAGGTGCTTCAATTTCTTCAATATATTCTGTTTCAATCGTTGAAGTGAAAACATATTTAGCGTTAAAAGGCTCTAATTTTTTTGTTTTCTTATTATAGATGCCATTTTTCACAGGGACTAAATCACGGCTTGCTGTGCTTTCAACTTCTTTCGCCATATTTTTAAGGTGAAAGATGACTTGATTTGATTTAGCTTCCGAGAAACTAGGCTCAAGCCAGAAAATCACATTATGAAAGAAATCTGCTCGTGTTTCATAGATCCCTTTATCAATGTTATAAACGGCCAAACGATCATTAATTTTTACAATTGTCATGTGTTCCTGCATCTTAGTTGCGACAACTAAAGGCGGAACACTTTTTACTTTGTCGTTTTCTTCGAGGTAAAACTCTCTAAATCTTTTGAAATTATTTCTCAGGTCTCTGAGACTTGTAATTTCATTTGTTGGAAAGCTGACAATCTTCTTTGATTCATTATATTCAGCCTCCATCGCTTCGAATTCCATTTCTTCGCCTCATCTCCTTCTTAAACATACTTTCAAAAGTCCTTTCAAACTCTTTATCTTCTAATGGATCACTTGTGGAAAAATTAGCTTGTTTAGCTAATTGATAAACCACATCAAAATCCACATTTCTTAAAAACAAACCACCTATAAATCGAGCTAAAGCATCATTTCTGCCACCACTATCTCCCAAACCATGAACAATTGTTTCAAAGAGTTGAGCAGTTTTGCTGCTTCCACTTGTTGTAAATCCTGAAAAATCATAATGGGTATAATTGTCACGGTTTTTCATAATCTCACGAATCAATTCTTTGGGTGCAGTAATAATTGGCAACTGGTTATCCCATTTATACTGGCCTTTTCTCGTAACGCTAGGTGGAATCACAACGTAATTGTTTTCGTGGGCCTTGATGTCAACTCCTTTTAGAAATCCAATGCGTTGAGTCACGGCCATATCTTCACGTTTCAAGAAAAAGTATTGTTTCCCACCACTCGCTGTTGTTTGAGATAATGTAGGTTTCCACCATTCTTCATCTAACAGCGGTTGAATAGATTCATAGCCATTTATATCGTTATGAACATCAACGTCTACCACAACGAATTTATCGCACTTCATGGCTAAATTTGCTGTAGGGTTCTGTTTCCAAAAAGCTTTGATTTCATCTTCTGTCAGTGGTTCACGATCCGCAAATTCTATCATTGGCTTTTTGTCACGAGAAACTGGAATAATTGATATTCCAAGTTTCTTGTAACGCAAGGCCGTCTCAAGCATTATATTTTCCATATTTAGAAAGGTAGAGCGTCGTCGCTGATTTCAGGAGCGCTTTGAGCCGCAAGCATACTAGTTTCCATTTTCTTCACATTCAAGTTTTCATAAGTCTTACCATTTGATTCGCTTGTTTCATTCTTAACTGTGACTTTCAAAGCTTTTCCTTCAAGCATGCCAAGATAATCATCTAAGCTCTTGAATTTTGTGCCGTTTGGAATCCCTGCTTGTTTCGCAAGATTCATAATAGAACCTTCTGGATATTTCCCAGTATCTTTTTTCTGCCAAATTTTATGGAAAATAACACTGTTTTTATGTGGTTGATCAAAATCAGTACGGATGCGAAGTGGAATATCAAGATAATCAGCTCCATTTGGAGTTGTTTTCTCCATGGAGTGCTCAATAGTTACTTCATAAACACCGTCTACAATATTTCCGAATTCTGACGCTTTTTCATAATCGATTTCAAACATTTTTATTACCTTGTGGCTATAGCCACCCTCTCATTTTCTGTTGTTGGAAAACCCAACCGTTTTTATATCCGTGTTGATTTTTGAATTCAACGAGTTCATCAACACTGTCACACATATCAGCACTGATATATGTAGAAACTCGTTTTTTAAGTTTTTGAACTTTTGCTTCTGTTATTTCTTGAAGCTCAATTTCTTTGATATTTTCAAGCTCTCGCTCAGTTAATTCCGGCTCATGACCACAATATGGACAAGTCCTTGTATTTGAACTATCAAAACATCCGAAACACATTTCACATTGTTTGATTGTCAATTCGCCTTTTGTGTTATACTCAGAACGTTTTTTTGAAATACCGCTGAGCGTCCACTCTCTATCCTCATTTGGTAGCCCATGTCTTGTATAATTTCCAACATGGTCAATCAGAATCGCTGTTTTACCAGGTTTAGGATTTAATGGCCTCATTGCAAATTGTAAGAATAGACTGAGGGATTGAGTTGGTCTTAACATAATGCAAGTTGTCACATCTGGTAAATCAACTCCTTCAGTAAATAACTCAACGTTAATCAGAACTAATATTCCACCAACTCTAAATTTATTCATGATAGCTTCACGTTCAGATTTCGGAGTTTTACCATGAACGACTTCTGCAGTTATCCCAACTTGATTAAATTCTTCTGAAATATGTTGTGCTGTTGCTACATTGTGAGCGTAACAGATAGCTTGTTTACCCTTGGATAGTTTATTGTAGTGAGCAATAACATCTCCATAAATTGCTCTTTTAAATGCTTCATCCATTGACTTTTGTGTAAAATCACCGCTTGTTTTCTTTAGTTGTGAAGTATCAATGATATTTGGGGCATAGTATTTGAATGGAGCAATATTTCCGTGCTCTTGCAGCCACTTGATGGACTTTCCTGTTATTAAGTCATCAGCCATATCTTCAAATCCTTGACCATTCAAACGAATAGGCGTTCCAGTAAAGAATAGTTTTAAGGCATTAGGGAAAGCTTCCAGTATTTTTTTATAACTATTTGCTTTGATATGGTGTGCTTCATCTACCAGAATAATATCAGGCGGTGGAAGTTCATCAATTTTCCTAACTAATGACTGAACACTTCCAATCGTGACATATTCCATATTGACTTGATTTAATTCAAAAGTTTTAACAACCTGATCATTAATTTCTTTTCGGTGACTAAAGAATAGGACATGATTCTTCTTGCCAGTAGCACCTTTAGAAATATCAGCCATCACAACTGTTTTTCCAGAGCGTGGTGGACTTTGCACAATGATTGAGCGATTACCTTTTAAGAATGAGCTTTTAATTGATTCCACTAATTCTTCTTGATAATCACGTAACTTCATCTGGTGTATCCTTCACTTCTGACTTAAACTGCCAAATTTCTTCTTGCTTTGCAAACTTTGCATCCGAAAGCTGATTTTTAGCAAATGTAGCATTAGATGGTGTAAGAATAAAACCTCGATTACCCGTTTCTTCATTAATTACTAACCTGCCAACCATATTGACTAGCCCCATGACATTGGTAATTATTTTTTCCCGTATTTGAGGAATAGCCTGATCATAAAGCTGCCCCGTAGGAAGTTTAATTTCACGAGTAGTTTCCCAAGCCGTATAAACTTTATTTACATTCGGCCAAGAATTGACATATCGGATAAGATTTGGGAGGTAGAAAGAAAATTTATTATAATCTCCCATTTCAGGTATTCCCATCATTCTTCCATCTTTAGTTTTGCTCTTTTTAGCTTTCTCTCCGAGCCAGGCTTGCTCTAGCTCCGATAGATTATCAATGACAATATTGTCATAATTTTGAATGTGTTCATCATGAATTTCTTCAAGCATTTTTGCAAAGCCAACTTCAACATCATTAATATCAGCATAAACAATATCGATGTTTTCTTCTCCTGATAAAACATTTGTTGTACGGTCAACATCAATGACAAGCGTGCGTCCAGGTAAATATTTAATGGTTGATGTTTTACCAGTTCCTGGAGGTGCATAGATAAGGGCTGAAAAATTACTTCCTTTTTCTAATTCTGACGCTTTTTTAATTTCCATTATCTAAACCTCAAACTTTCTGACTTCACAAGTTCAGCACCAAGAATCACATTACCTGCTTTAAGCGAATCACTAAGTTTCTTTTCATCCAGTTGTTCTGAATAATAAGCTTTTGGAATCAATGGTTTATTGGTAATTTCTAGCTTAGGAGCGCTTTTTTGATACCAGAACGTGTGATTGTCCGTTTTTACTTTTTCTTGTTTTGTCATCTTCATAAACTCATAAAGTTTGTTTTTGACAAATTTTTCTTTTTTATCGTATGACTTAACTTTTTTCATTTGGTCATCATAAGCTTTCTTAATGATGTCAGCCTTTGCTTTTTCGACTTCTCTACGAGCTTTCAAATCTTTAATGAAAAAACCGTAACCGTCAAATTTTTCTTCCATATTTTCAAAGAATCCGTTACTATCTAACGTATCCATGAAAAGTTCTTCATCTTCATCAGACAGGTTGAGGGCCTCTTGAAACTGTCCTTCAAGCTGATAAAGCGTTAATTTTTCTTCTGCCATTATTTCCTCCGATTTGTTATAATGAAGGTATACACATATACCTAGCTCCGTCTGCAAACGGGGCTTTTTTATTTTGTCAGTTCAACCGCTGCTTTATAAGCATTTGACCATTCATAAAGCTGAGGGATGAGCGAATTTTGAAGAAAATCTTTTGAGTAA